ATGTTGGAAAATTTCCTCCACATATTGATAAAGTATTAGGGAAATCAGCGAACGTAGATTTTTTGATATCAAGTTCTAAATTACCAACCTCACTGGAAATTAAAATATAAGATTCAATTTCCCCAGTGACATCTATCGTTAAGTAACCTTTCTTACCAGTAGTCATTGCTACCGAACCATTATCAACAACATAATTAATAGTTCTGGTAAGATCAGCAGTGTTTGCCAGAGCAATTGTAAAAAATGGCGTTCCAGCAGTAGGAGGAGTTGCAAATGTAATTTGAGATCCTGATACTGTATAACCAACACCAGGACTTAAAATTTGATTTCCAACAGAAACAATTAATTGCTGATCATTCAATGCCTGATAGGCATCTCCATTATCCGCTAATGAAAAGACCGTCTGCACTCCATCAAATTGAGAAGAAATATCATCAAGAATGATATTCTGGTATTGAATACCTTTTGATGGTGCCTCATAATTGAGACCTACACTATAGTCTTCCCCAGCACCCTGAGTAACAGTAAAGTTTGTAGTATTAATTTCGTAATCTGCCACTAGACTGTCACTCCTGGAGTTACTGTTGCGATTCCTTCAATAAATCTAGTCTTGACACCGCTAGGAGATGTTAAGACAATATCATAGACATATCTTCTGGGTTTCAAACTAGTTGTAACCGTATCAGTTAATGAAAGTAAAATTATACCTTTACTTCTGTCTACAAAAGTAACATTAAATGGTGTTGGCGAACTCGTCGTATAATAACTAGTTTTCAACTTCGCAGCTGCACTAAATCCCAACAGATTTACTGGAGCACCATTATTGTTCTTAATGGTAAAGCTCGCTGAAAAATCAGTACCCTGTTCTATCACTAAGTTAATCGTAATTGCAGACATGTACTAAAAAAGACCTTCCTTATTATTTATAAAGAAGGTCCTTACATATTTATTATTCTGCTGTTTCTTCTACTGGTGCTGCCGTTTCTTGTTCCAGGAGATCTAGTGCTTCTAGTGCTCCTTTAAGTTTCAGTGCTTTCTCTCTTGCAGTAGTCATTTGTGTCTCAAGAGTTTTGATCTCTTCTACGACAGCAGAGAATTGTGCTGCGAGATTTTCTTTCAGATTGTCAGGATTCATAGTAACCTCAAATGTTGTTTAAATAATTTGCCATTTTTTTAGCGATGTTTTCCCATTGATACTTGGGATTTGCCACCATTGCAGCACATGCCTTTGCTTGTTTGGCATAATACTTCTTATCATAATACAGTTTATTTAGTTTGTCAACAACACCATCAACATCAACGTAGGCTCGGTCAATACCATAGTGAACATCTTTTCCCATGAACTTAATATCAACTAACTCTCCACAGTCAGCAAAGATTTCTGCACTGGCAGCATAGTTTGGAAGAACTTGTGGTGTTCCTCCTGCTGCTTGCTCAAATGGAACCAGACCCCATCCTTCTCCTTCAGAAGTGTTGATGCCAACGTCAACAGAATTATAAATGATATTCAATACTTCTGGGGTGATGGCATTTTTTTCTGGAGTCATTTCAAGACCAGAAAGATACAATTTACCTTCTGGATCAACACCATTCTTTTCCATCTCGTAGTTGAATAGTGGAATGATGTCCCACCCAACATCTTTGATTCCCATGTGGAGATAAAGTTTGGCATTTGGTTTATCTTTAGCAAACCTAGCAAATGCCATGATCGTCAAATCAATTCTCTTACGAGGTTGATTGCGATTACCATTGAATACAATGAAGTCATTCTTCTCCATCTTACCAATCGCTTCACGACATTTCTGTTTGTTCTTTTTGTAAAAGATTTCAGAATCAATGCCGTGCTCTAGAGTTTCAATCTTACCAGTATATCCAGCTTCCCTCATTACATCTACTCCAAACTGAGTGTATGTAATACAAAGGTCTAGTTCATTCATGAAATCTACAACTTTAGGGAACCACCCACCCCCATCAATCGGGAAGTATGCTACGAACTTATAATCATCTTCTTTTTTGAATCCTTTCAGCAGTTCCCAATACTGTCTGATGACCCAAATATCATTAAATGCCACAACAATATCTGGTCTCAATGCCCGATATAAATCATCCACATACTTGTATCCATACACATCACCCTTCTCTTTTGAGAGAGCAGGGTAGACAGTGAAAGGAAAGTCGTGCTTCTGTCCAAAATAATTAATGCCTAAAACGTGAACCTCAAACTCCTCATGGATTCCCATCAGAATAGATTCTGACACTCTACCAAAACCACTTGGAATTACGCAGTCACCAATCCACAATAATTTTTTCTTTGCCATCAAATCACAATTTTTGTCATTCTATAGTAATTTATAATGGTTGTCAATCAACCGAAGTGTCCACAGAATGTTCCATTAATGTTAGCAACAGTGATAAACAAAGTACCACTAGTAGCACCAATGTTAGCAGCAGTAACTGATGGAGCACCTGTGTTAGAACCCATCATGTTAACAGCAGCAAATCCTGATGTTGTTGTAGATGCTAAAATGTTGATTGTTCTTTGAGATCCATTCGTATTTCTTACATGAATAATAACTTTTCTACCATCTGTTAGATTGGAAATATTGATACTTCTGGTAGTGGTAAAACTGGCAGTGATACTATACATTCCGTAAAGACCACCATCAATGGTGTGATCTGAATCTGATGTCGCACTATTAGTTCCAACATCTACATTACCATTAAATGAGGCAATACCTCCCTGGAAGAACTCAATATCTGAAGATGAACTCTGATTAAAGTGGAATTGTATTTTAGCATCAACATTGGTAGAAGAGTTTGAATACAATCTCAAACTCTTTGTACCATCATCATATCCAAGTTGTCCACCATTGGCAATTGTTGGCAGAGTATATTGAGTTATTCCGTTGGATGTAATACTACCAGCAAACGTGGCGCTGCCATCGCCAGACAAAGTGATATTAGTAGAACCTGATCCACTCTCTCGGACTGTAATCGCAGCTGAGCTAGTGCCTACTCTCGTATCAATAACACCATCTCCAGAAATCTCAGTCCCTAGACTGGTGGTAGAAGCACTTGGCAAGTCACCAAATATGCCACCTCCGCCAGAAGGAAGAGTCAACACAGTAGTATCAACACCACTAATCTCACGCTTAATGAGTAAGTCTCCACCTCCAGGACCATCAGCATGGAATTTCCAACCATCAGCAGCATTTGATTGCTCAAGTTTTAATTGAGCTTCATTACCAGTCTGTTGCTTAATAGTAACTTTCTCATCTGTTGGGGAGTCTTTCCCAAAACCAAAGAGTCCATCTGAAGTAACACTTAATCTTCTTACTGGTTGAGATTGTGCGTTAGACTCAGCATTATTATAAGTTAAGTCAAAGCGTCCTGCGAGACCTTCGTGCTCCCATCTATAAGCAGTGTCACTTGTTCTATCTTCAAAAATAATTTCTGAATAATTAGTTGAAGTTAAATCTAAAGCAATAGTACCAGCACTGCTACGAATTGTGGTATTGCCATTAATCTTGGCACCGATATTAAGATCCCAGATGTTATCGGTTGAATTATATGTAATAGTCTTAGGACTGGTTGCCTGAAGCAGAATACCACCATTGTCTGCTAATGCATCAGTTGGAGATGCAATATCACCAAGAACAATCTGTTTATCATCAACAGAAAGAGTTGTCGTGTTGATGATGGTCTCAGTGCCGTCTACATAAAGGTTACCAGTAACATAGAAATCTTTATGTGCAATGATTCTTTCTGCAGAATCAGTTGTAGCAAATGTAAGATAAGAGTTAGTTCCTTCTTTGATGTCAAGAGCAGTTGCTGAGTTATCAACAATTGTCAGATCAACTGCTGAAGTAGCAATATCAAAATTACCCTTAACACTGAGACTGTTGTTAATTGTTGTTGTTCCAGTTCCTGGAGCAGAACCAATTCTGACATCACTATTGTTGATCAGAAGATCAAAAGTATTTGAAGATGAAAGAATCTCACCACCATTTACGTTAAGGTCTCCGACTAAAATTGTGTCGTCGCTGTTGATAGTGAAGTTACTATTTGATCCAGGAGCACCACCAAGAGAGACACCCATAAAGACTTCTTCTGCGGCACCAAAAGCATTTACAGTTGTTGCTACAGTGTTGAAAAGATTTTGTGTTGTCTCTGTGCCAACAATCGTTGGGTTTCTGAGAGTTAAAGTTCCTGTAGTTGCACCGATTCTAATGGCAGTTCCATCAGCAAATGCATTTACATCAGTTGCTGTTCCATCAAATAAATTGACAGTTGTCTGAGTTAGAGGAACATAAATGTTTCCAGAATCAATGGTGAGACTACCAACAATAGTGGCATTCTCATCTACTGTGAGAGTATCAATAGCAGCAGTACCATCAATCCAAAGATTGTTCCACTGTTTGGTTGCAGTACCTAAATTATAGTTTGCAGTGGAGTCTGGTACAATACTTGACTGAACATCTGCATTGAAAATAATATTGTCTGTATCAAGATCACCAAACGTTAGAGTACCACCTGATCCAGATCCAGCTCTAAATGTAATATCTCCGTCTACTTCTAAATCACCAGCAATGGCAAGACTGGTGCTTAAACCAAGTTTTGTAGCATCTACCTGATAAAACCCCTGACCAGCATCCCAGAACAAACTCGGTGATGATAGCGTACCAGGATCCATGTTGATCGTCTGGTTATTCAGATCAACATCACCATTGATAATTTCATTGATGCCACTGACAACCTCTAGCGTCGGTGTGGTCAATGTAGCAACATCACCAATGTCAACGCCGATGAGATTAATCATCTGGCGCTGTTGCTCAAATGTAAAGCTAGTAAGGACTTCTCTAATTGCCATTGGTTAATTTCTTTAGTAGTTGCTTGATTTCATCAAGTTCATGCTTCAAATTATTTATCTCATTAGTCATAACATTACGTTGTTTCTTTGCCCTCATATACTTTTCATATTCATCGCGATTTGAATTGACTACAGCGCCGTTATTCAAATCGCGATATAGATCACTATTTCCTTCTACCTGAACTTTATCCATTATGAGTGAGCAATAACACTTAAATCTTCTAATCTTGGGGCAAGTGCAGGATCGCCAGAGAAGACAATCTTGATTGCAAAAGAAATGAATGGTTTCAAATCATCTGCAGTATACTTATATTCAATATAAGAATCAAGATCTTCAACCGTTGGGGAAAGAGACTTAACATTACTTGGTGTTACATTAGAGTTGTTGTCTGAGTAACCTGTGCCATTGAATGGTGCCCAAGAAATCTTACTGAAGTCCTCATTACTGCCATCAGGTTTTACTTTGTAGTAAACCTTGACATCAGCATTGTTGTAAAGATTTGCTGTGATCTTACAATCAAGAGAAGTTCCTGGTGTCTCAAGAGTAACTTCCTTCGTTAAGTATTTAGAAGCTGCTGAACCACCGAATCCACTATTTTCACTGACAAACAGGAATCCAGTTCCGTCAGATACAGCAGATACTGATCTAGCGGTCTTAGGAGTGGTTCCAGACTGATCATCGTTAATAATATCATTGACTTCAAAGCGATCAGAACTTGTAAGTTTTACTTTCAGTGATCCTGTTCCAGAATCCCAACCGATTACAATGCCAGACTTTCTCTTAACAGAAACAACATTCGCTGTCACTGCTCCTTGAATCAACTGACCACCACCAGTACTAAAGAATCCACCAGAAAGATCAATAACTCTCAACTGTTTGTTTGCCTCATCAACTTGAACAATCTGTCCTGAAAGTCCACCTTGAGACAATCTTGAAGCAGAGTCAACAGTATTTGTAAATGATCCACCCGTAGCAGCATCATATGTGATTACAGTTGTTTCAACTGTATCTGGAGAAACTGTAGAAACGACATAATCAGATGCTGTTGGTACTGATAAGGTCTGTGCAATTGCTCCAAATCTATCATCTGTTGGTGATGGATTATCCATTCTATTAGCAACAGTAATCAGATTACAACGATTCAAGTCAATTACTGGCGAAACATTGTCGCTAGTAGTTTGAAGTGAAATTGTGTGTGCAATTGATTTATTGCCATTGAGTTTTGTGATACCACCTCTGAGAACTTCATTGATGGGTGATGCAATTACTCTTGTGCTTTCAAAGTAATAATTGTCACCAGATTCAATAGTTTCTGATTCAGCAAGAGTATATTCATTCGTAGTAGATGTATCTACTGCCTTACCAAATGCAGTTCTAATCTGCTGCGCTGCTGTAGTAGAGGGGAAGTTAAGAACACCAAGTTGTGGGGAAACCAGATGATATAATCTGTTTGAGGTTGCCCTAACAGCAGTTCCTCCTCCAGTACCACTACCAGTCATTGATGGGTTCTCAGCATTCCAGAGATCAGTTGAGATTTGAATGCAATAATCATCAAGACCAACATTCTGTACATTATGCAACCCATTGATCAATGTGACAGGAATACCAAAGATTGTGTTATTAGCACCAAAACCTTGGACATCCTCAATGATTACATAATCACCTTCAACCATTCCATGGTTTGGATGATTTACTCTAACTACTTTTTGATTTGAACCGAAGAGTTCGGAAACACCATCAGTACTATCTACAGAAATTGGATTTGCTGGGAGATAATCATATCCCAGTTCATCATTCTCTAAAACAATCGTTCCAGTAGAAGATGTATCAAATACACAACGATTTACATTAAATTTTAAACTCTGACTTGCATCTTGGGACCAAGCAGTAGCATTTTTAGACTTATAGAGTGATCCAATATTTGCAACTGAATTTGCCAGGGCAGAACTATTCAGAATCTCATCTCCTGTTACAGAGGAGTATAAAGTATAGTCTGGGGATGCTGTTGTAATTACGATTGCATAAGTTGTATCTGCCTGCAGATATACAGGAGATGGGAACGTAAATGTAGTTTTGCTTGAGGCATCTGTTGATGTAGAGATACCCATTCTGACCGCAGGATCTGTTACTTTAAACACAGCTTCCGCAGTAGCAAGACCATCTCCTCCAGTGATAGTTACACCAGGAGCAGTTTTGTATCCAGCACCCTTGTTTGTAACATCAATAGCATAGATTCTGCCGTCATAGATTCTTGGGGTCGCAACAGCAGAAGAACCAAATGAACCGCCGATGTCTCCAGTAATATTGATTGTTGTATTATTTGGATCGTATCCTGAACCGAAGTCAGTAACTTTGATTGACTCAACAAAACCAGCGTCTTCATCAACGTTGATTGTAAATACAGTAATTGATGGGGATCTGTTTACAATCAATTGCTCACCAGCAATGAAACTAGTTCCATTGTGGTTGGAGAGAGTCAGAACATATCTGGCAGAAGCGGTTGTCAAGAAAACATCCGATTTAATTGTTCCTACAGCACCAGAAGTAACACCAGTAACAGTTTCACCAGCAGTTAATGTAATTCCAGAAATATAATCCTGAGAGATCTTGATTCTAATCTTAGAATCAGAATTTACAGAACATTCTGAGAATGGAATGACAGTACGAGAAGGAACACCATCTTTCATTTCAGCTAAGTAGGCATTTGCTGGTCTGATATCATCAACTGAAGATGGAGTTTGCTTATTAGCAAAGTAAAGGTCAACACTAGAAGCAAAGACTCCTTCAGCAAAACCAGATACTCTGAAAGTTTGTGCTAAAGGTGCTAACAGACCAGACTCATTGATATTAGTTACAGAAGAACCAATTGGTTTTACGGTATCAGAATTAGAAGGAGAATTTCTATTAATGTATGGAGGTCTTGTTGAAGAAATTGATTGTGTTGTTACTTCAGGAGCACCAGTTACATAATATGGAGTCTCTGCAAAAGTAAACACATCACTATTTACTGAAGAATTTTGTGAACTTGAAGTTAATCTAAATGATTTAGTTCCTGCATAGAAAAATCTCTTACTTGCAGTAGTATCATAAAACTCATTTGGATTTGTCTTGTAATCAATTTCACTCTTCCCTTTGATTGGAGGATATCCATTTGGAATGAGGAATGTTCCTGTAATAGTTCCTGTGCTGTCAGTAATAATAGACTGTCCGAATCCCTTACCAGCATAACCACCAATTCCTGTGGCAGGAGATGTGATATTAGTAACATCATCAGGACTTACCCAAGCACTAACATCAACACCATCAAAGAATGCATACATTTGTGTGTTTGGTTCAAGACCAGTAGCAACAAATGTGATCAGTTTTGATCTCATCTTAGGAATAATATCCCAGCAAACAATTTTACTGGTTCCAGTAATTGATGTTGCATTAGATCCATAAGGAGTTGCTCTGTTTTGAGTACCGTTCCTAGTTCTAGATCTAGTTTTTCCTTTGATGACCGAGTTTGTGGTTCCTGCAAACTGACTGGATGAACCAGTAAACTCCATTGAGTTGGAGATGCCATATGCTGATGTTCCAGACCATTCTACTGACCACTCATCCCAAATACTACCCCACTGATTAGGGTTGTTGTTTTTATATGTGTCAAATACTCCATTATTGTTGTATGCAATAACAGGAGGATCAATAGTATCTTTCCACTCATCAATATTAGGAGTCAACGTAACTGTTGAAGAGTATTTGGTTACCTTCCCTGGATTAATACCAATTGATGTTGTGGCAGTAGTCACACCAATCAAATTAGACTCAGTATATTCAAGAGTAGCAAGATCACCCTTTCTGGAATAATTGCTAGCAGCTCTCTGTGAATCATTAGTTTCTTTTTCAATTAACTTAGTCTGATAAGAAACATAGGATGGTCTCAATAGTCCAGTTTGAGTATCAATAGCACATCTATAATCTTCAGATAAAGTATCGCCTACATTATGCCCCTCAAAGTTATCTACAAGAATACCATTCTTGAATCTTTCATTGCCAAACTCATCTCGTACTTGCTTATTAAACGTATCCTGCTCAAGAAGACTCAGAACAGTATAATATTCAAGTTTTTCAATTCTCTTCTCAAGACTTCCAATATCTTTCATTGTGTAGCGACGATTGTCATACTTTTTAATGCTGACATCATCGGTAGTATATGTATATGCTGGAATATTGAAGTGATAAAGTAAAATTGAATCTTCAATCTCAGCAGGAACCTGTGGATTTACAGAAGGAGTTCCTCTAGCAATAGTGAAGCTTCCATCCTTAGTAATATACAGACCATCAATTCTATTCAAGTAATACTCAAATCCAGTATCAAAACTAGTTCCTACAATAGGAAGTGCTGGAGATTGAGCTGTGTTGCCAGTAAACTTCAATGCATCAACAGTTTTCTTGTCACTGTATCCTGGCATGACAGTCTCAGTGTCTAAACCAGTATAGTCGGAAACTTTTGGTCTAAAATCAACCACATCTCTGAGTGAAATGTTTCCGAATACAGCAGAGTTGAATGACGGAATATCCGCATAATCAATTCCAGTGTAAGAGTCAACACTAAAGTAATCGCCACTTGTGTTACTACCAACATGCTGGAAGTAATCATAGATTACCAAAAGTTTGTTAGTTGGTACAATAGATCCTGGTTTAAGAATAATTCTTGCAAGATCGTAGTGTGTATCTCTCTGACCATTATCAAAGATAAATCTATCAGTTACATTTACGTCATTGGCGGTTGCATCAGCAGCAGTTGCCGACATGTAGATAGCTTTAATTCTGTAACCATCAGCGTGCTCCAGAGGAATTACTGGATCACCAAAACCAGTTCTTACATGATACTCTTCATCAACCCTCAAGTTCTTTGTCTTTGGTGTGGTATCAGATTTTCTTACTGGCAGTAATAGTTTAAATGGTTGAGATGCCTGCGAACTCAAAGTAATCGTCAATGATGAATTACTATTTGAGAATGCCATCGTCGCACCAGACAGATCAATTAATCTTCCAGTGTCTGGATTAGACATTACATACTCAGAAGAAGAATATCCGAGAATAACTTCACCAGTTCCAACAGAAACAGTTGCGACACCACCTGCATCAAAACTTCCTAAGAATTCTCTTTGTACAGTATAATTGATATTAGTATCATTGGCATCAAGAACAATTGTACGAACGTTTTTGTTTGGAAGTGGATAGAGTAAAGTGTTTGTTCCTGCGCTGTTAAGTTTAGAGCGAAGTCTTGTAATCGTCTTAGAACCGAAGGTACTTAGAATCACTCCATAGACATAAATTCTTGCAGTATTACCAAGACCATCTGAAGTTGCAAACTTTACAACGTATTTTCTATTAATTCCAGAATTATCTGTAAGACTAATAATATCACCATGAACTAATTCAATATCTGGTCTAGAACCAAGATTATCTGCTGTGATAAAGTATTCATTTTCTGTTGCACTAAATGTAGACCCGTTATCTAAAACGTAACTTGAGTCGCTTGATGAGATATCCCCAGCAAAGAAATTACCAGTGGACGATCCATAGAAACTTCTTACGAAAGCAGAATTATATGCTGTAATTGAATTAGTGTTAAGAACAGCAATCATTTCACAACCATAACCACCTGTACCATCAGTAACAACAACTTCAGGGGCAGAATCATAGACACCCAGAGTTTCTCTTGCGGTGTCAGTAAGGTTGATTGCTCTTAATTCACCAGAAAGTATTGTTACATTACTCTCACCAATAGTTGCTAATTCGTCAGTGCCATCAATAGTGATGGATGTGAGACCACTAGCAGCAGTGTATGATTGTCCAAATGCCTTTGCTTTAAAGTAAGCAATTGTTCCGTCTCTTTGAACAAAGTTATATGGTGTTGTAGTTCCATCCTGCTCAGAAAGAAGTGTTTCTCCTTCTTGGAAAGTTCCTTCAACTCTTGAAAGAATTAACTCTTTGGTATCTGGCAATACTTGCTCAACAATACCAACAGCACCACTACTCTGACCAGTAATAAATTTACCAACTGTAAAGTTTACGGCATTGCGACATACAATTTTAACAAAGTATTCTACTCCAAATAATCCCAACTTAAACTTAGAATCTCTGTCGTATACATCATTAGTAGAGTTTCCTGAAAGATACTTAACATACTTTGTTTTTGCAAGACCAATAAATGGTGTTGTCATTCTTTCTGAAGCAAGAATAGTGCCACTAGTAGCACCCATAGAAATTAACTCACCAACACCAAAGTTAACTGAAGAAGCTTTGGTTACAACTGCAATTGCTCTAGAGCCTGATGCAGAAACATAATAAGTTCTTACCTCACCATTAATAGAACCATTGGTATAAGGTGTATTTACTGGAACATCATTAGTATTAGTTAAACCAGTTAGAGTAAGAATGTGATAATTTTCACCCTCAGGAGCAGTTTCATCTAAGTTGGCAGCAGTATCTCCGAATGCAATGTCACTAAACTTATCATAGAGTTTAATTTCTTGATATGCATTTGTATTAACAAGACCCTGAATGCTCAGAGTATCTGATCCAGTCTGAACATCGGGGAAAGAAAGTAAATTAGTTATTGTATAGTTTGCACCTTCAATCGGACTAATAAAAGTATTTTCTTCAGTCTTGGTATCTCTAGCTTTATCAATTTCTACATATCTAACCGAAGTAGTTTCAATTTCATAACCTCTTACATATGCTTTACCAGGCTCCATTACAGCAACAAATTTTGCTTCGTCACCACCAGCTGCTGTTGAATAGATGCCGTTATTGTCACCACTTAAAAGATGTTCAGCAAAACTTAATTTAAAGTCTCTGACAACATAGTCACCTGATTCATCATAAGTTCTTCTAGCGAGAATGTCGTCAAATTCATTCTCATTTACAACATTTTCTACAGAAAGAGTTGGGAGTCCTCTTCTGATTGACATAAGCTCAACAAAATCTCTTTGCTGAGCAGCATCAATATCTCTCTTAGTAAGTTGAACAGTAATCTTAAGTCTGTGTGCTCCAGGAGCAGCAAAGTTAGAATATCCCTGTGCATTATCTAACAGCGACAGGTCTTCTTCAGTCGTTGTCAACTGTTCAAAAATTGAAAATCCTACTTTATAAGTAGGATCATTTGAATACTTATCAAGAATTACAGTTTGTGCATCAGTCTTGACTAGAGTACCATTGATAAAATATACTCCAGATTCTACAGTAACTGCAGAACCTAATCCCATTGCAGATGAGGTTGTTGGTCTGACATTACCAGTGATTCCAACAATAACAGTTGGAGATCCAGGAGAATCAGCTACAAGAGTTTCCCCTTCACTAAACTTATTAGTAACATTATTACTTCCACTGCTCTCATACTTTACGAAAATCGTAGCAGATTCTGTTTCCGATTCTGCTGTAGCATTTACTACAGTAGCAGAAACACCAGAAGTATTCCCTGTTAATTTCTTCCCAATGTAATCAGTAATCGCAAGGTTGTTAGTAAATGAACTAACTTTCACATAATCGTAATTTACATCAAGCTTAAGTTCCCCAGGTACTACAACACTACCCTGTTTATAGTTTGCTCTCGCAAGACTTTCTACTTGGTATTGCAGTGTAGATTGTAGAGTAGTTAACTCTCTAGACTGGATTGAAAATCCTGGTCTAAAGAGTACTCTATAATAATTTGAATTGGGATCAAAATCATCAAAATATGGAGCTTTATTTAAGTTCGTACTCTGGGGCATATTACTAAGCTAGAATGGGGATTTGATCTATGATATAT